ATTGTAAATTCAATCCTTAAAGGATTAAACAAGGGTGAAATTGATTTTGAATATACATCAATAATTGACGGACAGGAACAAAAAGTAAGAGTTTATCAAAAAATTTTAGATAATCGATTTCCATTTTTTTACCGACCAAGTGTTACTAACCAAAATTTATTAAATAAAGGGGATGCTAATCAAAGAAAAACTATAAATGCATTATCCTCAAGAGTAGTATTTCCAAAATCTAGAACAGAAAATCCAGGTGCGGGTTTAATATCCAAAAAGAATTATTTTGGACAGTTATTAAAAACCTCTTTACAAAAAATAACCAGTCTTAATAAAGAAATTACTGAACAGTCTTACGCAGTATTAGGGTCGGATAAAGTATTTTTTATCTCAAGAACTTCACAGATACCTGACAAACCAAGTATAATTGTTGATGATGAAGATGTTTATGGTATTGGTGAGTCAAAACTTTCGACAAACTATATGGAGGCAACAGAAGGTATGGTTAGGGGTGAGTCTTTAAAGAAATTATTATCACTAATGGTTAGATTTTTATTAAATCACCAACACTTGTATAACCGTTATCCACCTTATGAAACAACCACTGAAACCGCACCAATATCCAGTCAACAAGTTTTAGAAGAATTCAATTTATTTGACCAAAAAGTTATTAATCAAAATATTCGAATAAATTGATATTTATCTAAAAAAGATAATGTCAATTCATCGTTCATATTTTAGTCGTAATAATACGTTATTATCCAACAGCTTTACTAATACAGGTAAATCTCCGTGGACACAACTTTATTTTGGTTCATCATCAGATGTAATTGCATCACCAGGATTTAGTAGATTTATATTTGATTTAGACCTTTCACAACTTGTAGGAAAAATTCAAACCAAAACAATATCTACAGGATGTACTGGATTTTCAGGAATAACACATACCTTGAGAATGACAAATACATCTTCATTTGATAAAGAAGGTTTATCAAATGAATACACATCTCAGGGTAGATTAAGAGCAACTTCATTTGATTTAATTTTATTTAGAATACCATTAACTTCAGGTAGTACAGGTTCTGCTCAAAGTTGGGATGAGGGAGTTGGATATGACTATTACGATGTTCAAAATACACTTAACACATCTAATGGATTGTTAACACCAATTACATTACCCCAAGATAAATCATATTCACAAAGACCTTCAAATTGGTATCAAAGAACAACATTAAGTGGTTGGAGTACTAATGGAATATACAATAACACAACTGGTGGTAATGTTGATTACTCAGATTTAATTATCGTTGATACCCAACACTTTGAATTTGGTAATGAGGACATTGAGTTTGACATGACAAATGAAATTAATCAATATCTTACAGGTTCAACATCAGGATTTACAGGTTGGGGGATTGCTTATTTACCCCAATTAGAAAATTTAACAGGGTTAACTGAAAACTATTCTGTTGGGTTTTTCACAAGACATACTCAAACATTTTACGAACCGTTTCTTGAGACTTCATATAATGATTTAATATTAGATAATAGAAATTCATTCTATTCTTACAATAATAATAATCTTTATTTATATTCTTATATCGGAGGTGTTCCAACAAGTTTAGATAATCTACCTATTGTTACTCTTGAAAATAATCAGGGTAATGTTGTTGGAACATACACAGGTTGTCAAATAACACAAGGTGTTTATCAAATAACAACAAGTGGTATAACTGTGACAACTCCATGTATGTTTACGGATACTTGGTCTAATTTAGTTTATAACGGTATTTCATTACCTAATGTGGTTAATGATTTAACTGTATTACCTTATCAAGGTTATTTTACATTAGGAACACAAAGTAGAGACCCTGAATTATTTGGATTTGATTTTTATGGTATCAAACAAGATGAAAAAATACTCAATACAGACGTTAGAAAAGTTGGTGTGGTTATTAAAAAAGCGTACACATCAAATCAAGTATTAACACCTGTCACAGCATATTATAGAATATATGTTAACGAAGGTACAACTGAAGTTCAAGTTCAAGACTGGACTCAAATTAATAGAGCGTCTAATGAATACTATTTTATATTTGATACAAAAGATAAAATACCAAATGAATATAATGTTGATATTAAAGTACTAACATCAGGAGAAGTAGATACTTATAAAAAAACACTAACATTCCAAATAGTTAATAAGAAATGAAAAAAGTAGCATTAAAAGAAAACGAATATATTAAATTATTAAAATTCGTATTATCTGAAGCTTTATCACCAGGTGAAGATAAAATTGACATGATTTTAGATAAAATTAGTCAATCAGGTATGGAATCAATCACACCTGAAGAAAGAGAAACTCTTGAGAAATTCACTAAAGGTATTTCAATAGAGGATGAACCATCGTCTAAAGAAGATGCAATAACAAAGGCAGGTGGTTTTTGGTCTTTTGAATTTCCAGGTATGCCGTCATTTAAATTTAGATACGAATCAACTGAAGATACTGAAGATGAAAAAATACATACAGGATATCTAACAGTTGATGATAGTGATTACTATGGCGAAATTTATTGTGATACCGAAGGTAATTTTCAAACTTGTATGTTTGAAAATACTACTGAAGGAACTAATGTTTTTGAAGATTATGAAGGTTTAGAACACGATATTGAAGTGTTTTTAGATGTAGTCTGTAATGACCTAAAAGAAGATGATATGATTGCGTAATATGAAAAATTTAAATAACATAATTAAGAAAGTACTTAAAGAACAATCTGAAAGATATATGTTTTTCAGTAATTTAGAACAAATGCACCGTCAATGTGAGATACTTTTATCTATACCTAAAAATGATGTTGAAAATATTTTAAACAATGGTCACGATTGGGCACAAGACCATATTGCAGAATCTAAAAATAACTTGGACCAAGTATTTGATTTTATGATGAATGAAATCAAAGGTGATAAATTTAGTTCTGATGACGCAGTTAGACCTGAAGAAGTAATTGAAGATATTAATTTAAACGATTTAGCAATGGCTGATGATGTAAATGGAAACCCTGGAACTGCATTAGCATTATACCAAATGACTGAAGGTCGTAAAAAAGCAGGTACTAAATTATGTGCTCGTGGTAAAGCTGCAGCTAAATCAAAATTTGACGTATATCCTTCAGCTTATGCAAATGGTTACGCAGTACAAGTATGTAAAGGTACAAAACCTGGTTTAGACGGAAAAAAACATTGTTCAGGGGCGTATTGTTAATCAAAAATTTTGAATTATTAAAAAAACATAATATATTTGTAGTCAAATCATAAATGAAATGACTATAATAAAAAAACTGTGGATTAAATATCGTCTGTATTTACGTAAATTAGACCGAAAGGATACCGAATTTGACATTTATATGTCAAACGTGAGGAAATGTTCCACCATATGTCGTAAACTCATTCATTCGGAAGATTCTGAACTCATAATCGCTCCGATATCCGATAAGAAATATATCCGTAATGATAAATTAGGTATTTTTGTTACTATGGATGGTGGACAGGTTACAGTAACCAATCATACATACAGTTATTTCATTAAATTAAATAAAACACAATGGGATAAACTGATTAGTGCATTCCGTAGAGAAATGGAATATAGAGCAATGGAGATTGAAAAAGAACTTGAATCTCAAATTAATCACTCACTTGATAATATTTATAATAAAATAAATTGTTAATATTTAAATCATGTCAAAGTTAGATAACCAAATTAAAAAAGTTTTAAGAGAAATGTCAGAAGAACCAGAATACGGAAGACTTGATAGAGGTTTAGTACAAGACGTTATTGATAGATTACTATCAGATGAGACAGGTGGATATAGAGGAGCTTTAAAAGCATTAAATTCTGAGTTTGGTACAGGACAATACTCAAGACCTGAAAGAACTTATGAACCACCTAAACCAGGTATTAGAGTTAGTAAAAGTATTTATTAACTTAAAGATTTTCTAATTAAAGATATTAAGACCGATTCGTTGGTCTTTTTCTTTTTAGGTTTGTACGATGTCATAACAGGTTTTTGACCTTTACCTGTTTGAGTATCTTTTTTCTCGGCCTTTCTTTTTTGTTGACAAGCAGATTGTTTTTGAGAATCGGTCATTTTAGCAGCAACACCTACCGCTCTACATTTAGGATAACCCTTTGTATCACCCTCAGGTCTTCCACATGGTGGATGTTTACCATCTTTTTTACTACAAATATTTACCCATGGACCTTTAGGTTGTTTACTACCCTTTGGTTTTTTCTTTGTACCAAACCAAACACCTAAATCTTCATTAGTATCTTTTTTTGATTCATTTACACTATCCACTTGATAATCTGGTTTATACATTTTAAATGGTGCGTAAGCATATTCATCATCACCTTCATCAGGAGCATCTTGTCTATAATCCTTATCTCTAATATGTTTAGCATTTTTTTCTTTTTTAGAAATTTCTTTTTTAGATTTTTTAACATGACCATCTAAAGAATCGTAATTTATTTCAGCATCAACATAGTCAGATACAGGTTCAATAAATGGCTTTAAATTTTCATCAAACCATTTTCTAATTCCTGGTCTAATCGGAGGCTTATATGTACCACCAACAGTAGATGTAGTTGATGCTTCATTTAAATATTTCTCATATTCAGTTAGTTTTTTAAGAATTTCTAAAATCATATTACTTTTCATAACCAAAAAAATTGTTTATATTTACATAAATATCTAATACTATGGAACATTCAGAAGAAGACAAATTAAAATCAGAAATTTTAAATGAATTAAACAATTTAAATGATGGAGGTATCCTATTTAATTCTATTGAATATAAATCATCAGATGGTTTAAATGATTTTATCTCTAATTTAACTGATGAACAGGCGAAATTATGTTTAATTGAATCCGTTAAATATTCATTCTTAAAGGGAGTGTATTCATTAGAAGAATCTGAAGTATTATCAAAATCAATTAGAGTTTTATCCAAATAAAAAAAGGTCAGATTTCTCTGACCTTTTTTATTATCTATTAAGATAAGATTATCTTAATTCATTCAAATCGAATGTACGAACACCATCAACGATGATACGACCATAGAAGCGATTGTTCACCATCTTCTTCGCATATCTTGTCATGATACCCTTGATAGGAGTAAAGTTGAATGGGTTATACATTGTTGGAGTTAATTGTAACGGTACGTATGGAGCGTAGATGTAACCAGTATCCAATAAAGAAGTACCTTTATGACCAATCAACACAGTGTTAGCTGGGAAGTATGGGTCACGGTATACTTGATAACGACCACTTAATGTACCAACTCTCTCGATACCCATGTTGAATTGGTCCTGCTCAGGAGCCGCATTTGATACGTGGAAGTATTCCAAGTCATCAAAGATTGCACTGATTTCAGAAGATACAACAATCCAGTTAGCTCCACCTCTTAAAGTAGACTTGTGGATTTGAGCTGAAATTTGGTTGATTGCAGTAATCAACGTTTGGTTCCAGTCCTTTTGAGTGTAAGGAGTTGATTGGTTGTTCAGACGCTTCCATCCGTTGTAATCCCAACGTAATGTCCACGCTGCACCTTTACGTAAGTCACGTAAGATTTCACGGTCAATTTCAGCCGCCACTTGTTCAGATAATAAAGCTGTTAATTCAGCTTCAGCATCGATGTTGTGGAACGCTGCAACGTCTTGTGCCATTTCTGGAGACCATTGTGCTCTTAATTTTCTTTCTGTAACAGATACAGTTACTGACTCAAGGTCAAAAGAAACTTCACCAATTTTATCTTCAAATTCTAACTCTTCGTAACGTCTCCAAGCTGCTTGGATGTTAGTATTAGCAGAAGAACCACTCCATTGTGTAGCAGTTAATGTTGCTCCAGAATATCCATCAGGAGTTGACTGTCCACAAGCAATACATGCCGGAACTTGAGTGTCAATCTCTAAATAGATATAACCTTGTGTATTACACACGTTATCATAGTAACCACCATTACCTTGAGTTGTACTTGCGAAAGTACTACCAAAAGCCGCTTGAGTACTAGTGTAGTTTGGCCCGTATATTGATTGACCATACTTTTGAGTTACAACACGGTATAAAAGTGGTGTATATGTATTAGTACCTAAGTTAGACGCAACAGTTGCGTTATTAGTATAAAGAACTAAGTTAGATAAGAAAGATTCAGTATCTTGTTCTTGTCCGTCAGGTCCAATTAACTTACCATTACCTGCAGAAGTTAAACCTGAAAGTGCTACAATAATTTTTCTAAATTCAGTGTTAGAACCACCTTGTACAGTGTAACCTGAAGGAATTAATGCTCCGTCAGACCAAGCAACTGTTGGACATGAACCTGTTAGTGTTACAAAACGTCCTTTAGAATAATCAAATAAACCTGCTGGGTTAAGACCTGGCTCAGTTCCTTCGTAGAATAAATCATAAAGGTTTTTCGCGTAAGTTGGGTTGTTTGCACTTCCTGTACCAGTAGCGTAACCTGCATTTGGGTCACCAGGATAGTTTCCAGGAGAGCCTACAGGCGCGTAATGGTCACCTGAAGTAACGTTTAATCCGTTGATTGCAGAACCACCAGAATAACCTTGGATTTGTGGTACGAAGTAGAACAATTTACCGATTGGTAAGTTCATAGCTTGTACAGAAACGATTTCGTTAGACAATAATTTAGAGAACACACGTCTGATGATAGGGAATACCACAGTCTCGAATGAACCTGAATCTGCCGTAGAAGATGCTTCGTTAAT